CTTTCAAACCAATTTGGTTTTGCAATCTCAATGAAAATCATTAAGTGCATACGCTCGTTTTCAGCTTCATCTAATAGTGTTTTAATCCAACCGCGGTTGTCTTGTTCCATTTTACGTAGTGATCGTAGGTGGTTCCACATACCTGCTACCATACCTGGCACTCCTGCAACTGTTTCTAATACAACAGCTCGGTGGCCATAGCGTTTTGCAAAAAATGTATCTGCAAGCCATCTAAATGTAAGCGTTAAGAAATAGGCGACTCGGTCGCTCATATCTTGTGGTTGTCGCATGTTTGGATCTTTCATATTAGGAAAAAAGGAGGGACCGAAGTCCCTCACAAGTTTATTTATTCCGTTAGAAGCTCGGGCTCGGAAGAACCGCCAATGGCGATCTTACGCGGTTTCTTTTCTTCAGGAATAACATTCTCAAGCTCAATTGTAAGAATGCCGTCAACGAAATCGGCGCCACGAACTACAATTGTATCTGAGAGCGTAAAAGTACGACGGAAGTGACGTGCGGAAATTCCACGATGTAGATAACTTCCTTCAGTCTCTTTGTCTTCTTTTTTACCTTCCACTGAAAGAACTCCGTCTTTCAATTCAACATCCAATTCATCACGCCCAAAACCTGCGACCGCAATCTCAATATGATAATTGTCGTCATCAACTTTTACGATGTTATATGGAGGGTAATTTGTTTGACCCGGTGTTTGTTGGTGCATGCGATTTAATACGCGGTCAAAACCAATAAAGAAAGGGTCGTTAAGTAAGTCGGCAGTGAATCTGCGTCCAGTCATTTTGCTATCTCCTTTTAATTAAGCAAGATTAAATTAGGGAACCCATTAGGCGTTCCCAAGTTTATTTATATTAGTCCGTGCTACCAAACCCGCCATTACGCGAAGTTTTTTGCGTTGGACGATCGTTTGTTTCAACGAGTTCATGCTGTTCTACTGGAACCAACATACACTGAACTAAACGATCACCGTTCTCGATAGTAACTAAACTATCGGTCACGTTTTGCAACATCATATAAGATTCTTCAACATAGTCAGAATCAATGATGCCAGTACCATTCGCCATTACGAGACCTTTTTTCAAAGCAACGCTCGAGCGAATAAACATCTTTAGTACATTGCCTTCTGGAATGTCAAAGATTAAACCTGTTGGTACAAGAACACGGATTCCTGGAGGCAGTTGGAACGCGTCACGCGCAGTCCCAACCCCTTTAACGATAATCTTTTGTTGCTTATTCCAACTATTGTATGATGATAGGTATTGACCATTGGTAATACATGCTTTAATATCGAAGCAGGCCGACCCTTCAGTTGCATAGGAGGGCATTTCAGCCTTTTCGTTCACCTTGTAAATATTCATAATCACTTTTTCCCAATATTATATTTTGCCTCTAAAATCCAATTGTCTTTATCTTTATGTGAGATGATTTTGATTTGATTAAGTGGTGCAACTGGATCTTGAGACTTAGATGGATCCACGATTTCAATCAAATCCCACTCCTCGAGCAAATTCACAACAGTGTTGCGACGAGCTCGGTCTTCATCTGTAAATGTATTGTTCTTACCGTCAAGAATAAACAATTCTTTAAAATGTAGAATTGAATACTTACCTTGTTTGTGTAAAATGTGACAAGATTGGTATAACTTTTTTTCTTTACGAGAAGAGATACCAATACGAGTCAGAGTTTCTTTAACCTTTAAGAAACTGTCCGGCGTTGGAAGCTTGATCTCCACTCCGACTCCTTTAAAAATATCTTCAGTTTGCATAATAAGCAGCATCCTTTGTTATAGTTATTATTTCCATGCTGATTCCACCATGACCATCAGAATATTTATTAAATTCTGATTTTAACCACCTGTGAAAAGCTTACTATGCACTTGTTTCAATTGATCCGCAGACAACGCCTTGAGATACATTTTGGCTACGGTACGATTACATTGATACACCTGTTGGATTGCATCAAGGTCTTTACTTTTATCGGCTTTATGCCACTTTGAAAACCGTTTACGTTTACGCAATGCTCCACGGTAATAATCAAATTGAGCACCGTTAAATAAGTGGTGTCTCATATTCATTTCATTGGCGTGTAAGATCGTATCTTCAAAATTGGCAAAGCCACGATTGACCATATAAGGAACATATTCCTTTTCAACCATATCAGGATTATCGGCATTACGAATTAGATCTTCTTTAGTTAAAGATGCTGCATTCATAAAATCAAATGGGCTATACTCCTTTGCCATTTATTACCTCCTCAACTCCTTTAAGAACTTCATCAAATTCCATTGCACATTTTTCGCAAGATGTAACAGTGTGTGGACCTTCAAAAGTATCCATGTTTATTGTATAGATATCTTTCTTATCAAGCTTCTTTTCGCAAAACACACAAGTATGTTTTTCAATTAGCTTCTTGATCCATTCACTCATTTGAAACTTGCTTCCATCATTACTTCAGTTAAGAATGCAACCATGTTGACTTCAAGATCAGCAACAAAGTTTGCTTTATATTGATAGTCAGCGAGAGTAACAACAAACCCAGGCTGTGAACGAAGCTCAACCTTGTCATTAAGCATATCATAGATACGACGGAACAACTCGTTCATATCTTGGTCGCTATTCTTTGCAACCCACTTACGCATTTCACTGAAGTTCTTTTCCTTAAGTAAACGGAATAGTTCATCAACTGATTCTTGCTTAAGGTTAACAAAAATACCTTCATCAATTTTACCTGATGCTGCATATGATTGTAGTTCAGTCAATACACGACGGAAATCGGGGAAGTGTTTTTGGATTACCTTAGCAACAACTTGTTGGTCATATTCAACGCCTTCTTGTTCAAGGATTTGAACAACACGTTTCATAAATTGCATTGCCAACTTTGGACGATCTGATTGCTCAATCGTAAAGTCAACTTCAGACAAACGAGAACGAAGCGGCTGAATTATCCTGTTCTTAAAGTTACAAGTAAAGATGAACCCGCAGTTTGCTGAATATTCTTCAATAAAGTTTCGGAGCGCGGGCTGAACATTTGCTGCGTTGAGATAGTCCGCCTCGTCAAAGATGACGTATTTTCTACCACCTGATAAGGAAACCGCTGAGGCAAACGTGGAGATGTCATATCGGAGGGTGTCGATATTGACATTAAGTGAGCCGTTTTTAATAAGATAATCACAGCCAAGTTCGTCGAGCATAGCTTTGGCGATAGTAGTCTTGCCAACACCGGGTCCACCAGTCAGTAGTAAGTTTGGAATTGTATTGTCGCTAACAAATTTCTTGAAAGCGGCTTTAGTTTTGTCGGGGAGAATCGTATCATCAACTACCTGAGGACGGTACTTCTCAACCCATAGTACTTCATTTGATTTTGCATCAACCATTTTGTCACCATTTTCATAATATAAAAGTAAATCATTTTGCGCATTTTAACGAGCAGTGCACAACGCTCGGATGGTCTATAACAACACGGAATTGCTTTCCGCATGTAATACACTTTCGAGTTGGGAATGGGGCCGAAGCCCCATCCTTTGTTTGCTTAAGATTAGTTGACTTTTTCAACAATCTTATCCGCCAGTGGCGCGTCGGCAGGGACGTCAGCTGGTGCCATTTGGCCTTGAGCCTGTTGGCCTTGCATCTGTGCCTGTTGGTTAAGGAAAGCTTCTACTTTGTTACGTAGACCACCTACACCTTGCAGTTCACGGCCTTCAAAAGCACCGCGGCGAGAAGCGATATCAACGATTTGGACAAACGTTGCGATATCATTTAGAGACAGCTGAACTTCTTCTTGTTCTTGAGCCTGTCCGTTTTCAACTTGATCATTCATGAATAATCATCCTTTCTTATAAGTCGACTTTGTATCAATAGCCACGAAGTATGTCGCGCTATCACCCTTAAACTCAGAGATACCCTTTGCGCAAAGAGTAACCTGATAGTTCTGCGGAAGAAGTTTAAGATTATCAGTTTTGATAATGATCTTAAATTCATCAGCAGTTTCACCAATCTCAATACCGTAATCATCAGCATTTGCTGAAGAAGTATCTACGGCCTTGAGAAAGACCTTGCCATCCTGACCAACGAATGCAACTTCCGTAAACTGAAGTACGCCTGCTGCCTTCAAGACAGATTGCAGATCGTCCCAAGTCACATCAACAACAACATCCGCAGAAGGAATCGTAATCTCCTTTTCCGGAGGAGTGTGAATCATGGAGACGTCGGCGAAGGCGTACTTAGTACGACGCTTACCTTCGGTAATCACAAAATATTTATCTTCAAATTCCACGTTTGGCGCGTTGTGGAGAGATAAAATTGACAAAAATCTTGATAAATCGTAAACACAAGCTGAACCAGGGATTTGATCTGGAATAGTTGCCTTTGCGACCAATGTTTTTTCAGGAGTAATGGTTTTAAGTACATTACCTTCCTGCATTAGGATAGACTTATTGATAGCAGAAAAGCTTTTCAATACAGTCAGAGTTTGTTCAGAGAATTGCATAATATAAAGTAACTCCTTTGTTTAGTTTATCTGTTTATTTTATTCCGTTTTTTCTTTTTTGTCAATGGTTTTTTCTCTCCAGCGACGTTCTTATTTTGGTATGCTTTCTTATTGCTTTGTTGGTTAGCAGTAGCACTCATACCAAGAGATCCAATAGCCCCAAGGTTACCTTGGAAGATATGGGTACCAATATGTTGCAGGTGCATCCACGGACACAACCAAACTTTAATACCAATTTCACGAGCTTTCTTACAGAAGAAATAATCTTCGGACAAGTAGCGTTTGGTAACTGGGTCAATGATACAATCAAAGAATGCTGTAATCTCACGAGTACCGTCAAAGTTTTCAGTACGAACATGGTCAGGCTTGTAGCGATATTCAGGATACGCTTCAGCAAACTTTTCAAGTACATCACGAGGAATCAACATAAACCCAGTACCACCTTCACCGATTTCAATAGGACGGCCAAGTTGGAATGTTGTTTGTCCACCTACAGGGTTGAACACAAAGTCCGCAGAATAGTTTTGCAGCTCAAAGGGATTTTCATCGCCACGCCCAGCCTTAGCTGCTTGATGAATTTTTTCCCATGCAATTGTTTTCTTAGGATAAGGTCCTGTCATAATCTGATAGTTTTCAGGATCCGTAATGTTCATAGCAAGCAAGGACAAAATATCGCGTGGATTAAAACCAATGTCAGAATCAATAAACATCAAGTGGCTGCAATCGGAACGTAAGAACTCATCAACAACATAGTTACGAGCTCGCTGTACTAAGCTTTCATTAAAGAGAAAATAGAATTTAAGACTAATTCCATTCGCAGCGCAAAGCATACTCAAATCAGTACAAGATTTGGTAAACGTACCTGCGCAGTTTCCTCCATACATAGGAGTACCCACAAAGATTGAATACTTGCGGATCTCCTCAATTGATACTTCTTTCTTTTCAGGTTCTGCCATTAAACTTGCTCCATATCATTTTCGGCTCGGTGAATTGCTTGGATGCGTAATACATCAGCAAGAATATCCCACGAACTGTCGTGTGCTTTAAACGCAGCTTCCCAAGCTAATTCGTTTTTCAGCGGGTTAAATCCATTCTTTTTAGGGAAGTTAAGTTTTGCATCAATAAAGGTACGGGTATCGCGGACACGCCAATACTTTAAGTACTCTTCCATATGCAATAACTTTTGTTGTGATTCAAACAAACGGCCAAGAATGATAGGGTCAAACGTGTTTGAACGTGACCACCAAAAATCAATCTTAGGACTGTTGATTAAATAAGTCATAAACTGCGAACAAAAATCAGGTACAGTTAAATCGTAAGGCTGAGGTTTGATATGCTTACGTACTTCAGGACCTTGCTCTTGCCAAAACTGAACGGTGCTACTATCGACCTCATAGCCCCAATTCTTAACTTGATCTGTTACTGATAACTTGAAACGCTTTGTGCGGTCAATATCCATTACAGTGTATGGGTCATCAGATAACATCTTGTCCCAATTAAACACCATAACTGATACATCAATCACTGCGCATTTTTGAGCATCCTTACCGAAGGTCTCAAAATCAAGTATTAAATCATTTCTCATGCGACTAGGAACTCCTCCAACGTTGATATATCCATTTTACCACGTGGATCGTTTTCTGTCAACTCTTTATGATTGTTTTGTCGCAAATAATCTGTTTCACTTATTGCCAATTCACCACGAATAAACTTAGCTACTTCAGAGTGAATATCGCGTGATGTTGGAACAGGAACGTTTTGAGCAATATGATTCAGTTTTGGCAAACCGCCAACAAGTTCAAAGTCATGTGGGAAACCCATCATATGTAATGCTTCACGGATCGTCAAAGAACGTTCGTGGATTGGATGAATTGTATCAGCAAGGTTACGACCAATAACTGCATTCATACATTCGTCAAAGACGTGAGTTGAGCTATCCCAAATACCTTTGCCATCAGCAAACTTTTTAATTGCATGGTCTGATACTTTAATACCACGCTCATCACCAATCTGATGGAACCACGCGTTTGCTTCAGGCAACAGTCCATTCTTATTAATGTAATTGAACGCTGTAATGTTACCGCTTTCAATGATTACTTCTCGAGGATTGCGGTTACCAACCTTATGCTGAATGAAACGATAATATGGCTCGTCAATCAACTTTGGACTTACAATCAAGTCATGCTGCAATGCGTCATGCTCAACTTCAGAAAGATACTCGGCAAACTTTTTACGATCACGTTTGTACCACCCCATGATAGGAGCCTTTTCTGATTTCCATCCAATTGCAAAGGTACGATCTCGAGCCTGAGGAATTCCATGATAACGAGTAGACGTTTTATATAATGAAAGAGAATAACCGCGCTCTTTACAAATCTCATAAAGGTTATCAGCAACAGCTCTGCCTTTGTTTGTAAAGAGCGCGGGCGCGTTTTCAACCACAATTGCTTTAGCGCCGAAGTCATCAATGCCACGTTGGAATACTTCGTACATCCATTCGTTCTTAGCGCAATTTGCGCCTTTTGCTTCTTCGGTCTTACCTGTGTTAAGCTGTGATAACGCAGCGCAAGGGGGAGTACCAGAAATTACATCAATTTGTCGTCCAGGTTTTGCATCGTCAAGTAGAACATAATCAACATTACGGCCTTTAACGTTTTGCTGATAATTGACATAATGTCCATCATTTCCTTCAAATCCTTCAAAGGAATAAATTGCTTCAGGTGGTTTGCCAAAAGCTTTTTCTGCTCCTAGCATTTGTCCGCCGATTAGCGGAATAATCGGTGCCCATGTAATATCTGTCATGAAAAGAAATCCTCAAGTGTTGTTACTGTTTTCTTTTCAAACTGGTCAAGGTCAGGTGCTTGATAGTCTGAATAAACAGCTGTCATAATTTTGTTGTTAATAAAAGTACCATCGTAATACTCAGGCTTAAGTACTGCGGCGCGAATACCATCCAATACTGTTTTATATTTAGCCACATTTTCACTAAGCATTTTGATGCGTTCAGACAATTCTTGAGGAGTCTTTGGTCTCAAGAACCCAGGGATGTTAAGATGGTGTTGTTCATCGTAGGTTGGATGCAAAAATGGAATCACTCCTGCATGCACCATTTCAATATATTTTGAAGTAACCCAACCTTTTGCAATCGGAATGATAAATGTAAACTTAACGTTCTTTAGCTTTTCTTGAAGCTCAGCAATATGTAAAGATCCTTTAAAACGAGAATCGGTTTCTGTTTCAGCATGTTCCCACTTACCGTAAACTTCAACGTCGTCGTTATGATCCAACACCCATTCCTTTAAGAACTTGTAGCGAGAAGGTTTGCCTTCGTTTAGTACAACCATAAAGTCAGTGTTGCGATCCGTACTTACTTCTCGTTTATAATCGTAATCCATACAGAAAGCTGTTTCCATACCTGCATAAACAGAAGGAACCTTTTTCACAGAACGACTTTGGTCTTCATATGACTCAATTGTATTTGCTTCATACTCATAATCATATTGACCCAAAGAAATCGAAGGGAGATGAAAAATATCTCGAGACTGATTCATAACATAACGTGGATCATTTACAATCTCAACATAATGTGGTTTACTCTCGTTAAGCCAAGTAGCAACTGGTGTTGTGTAACCCTTTGTCATATCAATTACAGCAGCAGGTTTACCATCATCGTTACGTGTCTTTGTAATCTTACCAGGGATCGTAACAGTACCTACCTGACCTACCATCATAATGGTTGTATCAAGCTCAATGTTATTCTTTTCAAGGTAAGTAATGATATGACGATAATAAGTTTCGTCATGAGAGATG